GCAATCTCTAGCCTATTCATTTCTTTTTTCACTTGTTCATGTGTAGAACTCACATATACCTAAAATCCGTCCATAATGAGGATTAGGAGGTATAGGGCGGCACGAAAACCGTCCTACACTCTAATCTTAAGGAAGCCCCTACTTCCCTTTTCACCCGGGCCAGTAATCTAACGGATAATTCTATATTCCGGAAAGAAATATGACATTTGGTGGGAGATAACGTTGGGTTAGTCACCCTTCGTAAGTCGGGGAAAGCCCCAATCTGTAAAGAACGGGGAGCCTTGGTAAAGGCTTATGAAATACCGAAGCTGATCCGAAGTGCATATAGCTCTTATTGGTCTACCTATTTTCTTAGTATCTTTCCTCAAAGAGAAAAGAAAAGACGGAATTCTAGATAGATAAGTATATGCCATCGTTCTGGTTCCTGTGGACGTAGGTCGTATGACCCCTCTATTAAGAGTATAGGTCCAATGATTCAGTCCCGAAAGGGAGTTAATTTCTGAATCCTACTTGGGCCCTCTATAAGCGTCATGTCCGTATGCGTCCTATACTTTGTATATTTAACCAAAATATAGAAGACAGCGGTTAGACTCTAATAAAGTCGCAAGCCAAGAAGCAGTAAACTATTCTGGGGTTGGAATCCCAGCTTTAGCTTATTACGATGATCTCTAAGAGATACGAGGAGTAGGTGTCACATGTACTATCTTGATGGTGGGAAATGGATACAGCAAAAGCTGCCATCCGATTAATCCCGGCTCAAGAACAACATGAACTCATATTCCAAGCTGGCAACTGGTCCAGGATAATATCCAGAACCTAATTTGACAACATGAAATCTTCATTCACATTATTTTTCCATATGACATCTTATGTCTTAAACAAACCTGAGCACGATATGTACCGAACCATTGATGCTAACCGAGCGAGAAATCGTTTCGTCGTAGTAGATCCAATGGATACTACAGGACTACTTTATCTGACTTCTCGACAGTATGAACGCTATTCTTTAGTTCAGAAATCGAATGAAGATGAGTTGGACGTACTAATACGGCCAGGTGAATCTTTCAAACCGCTACCGGCACCGAAAGGTGACGGCTCTGATGAAACTCCGAAAGGAGGGGGATCAGGGGGCGGAGGATCTCCATCCTCCCCAAGCGTAACCCCACCGTTGTTCCCGAAAGGGCGACAACGGCGGACTTTCTTGGAGTCATTGAAAGACGCCTTCAAACTTTTCAAAGGTATGTTTAAAGACATGCCTAGAGGAAAAGATAATGAGGGAATGTTGGCAATAACTGAAGGTAGACACCTTCAGGCCCTGGTCAAACGGTGGGGTTTTATATCCTACCTAAGATTGGGCGGCCACGTATCCGGATCTCAATCCATCTCTACTCGACACGATATCAGCTTTTTGGCGAAGAAAATTAGACTCCTATATAGAACTAGAGGCTTAACTTTTACTATTAAATATATAAAAGTTTCACTCCACGCTCTAACAGCATATGTAGCCGGGAACCCTCACAAGGGAACCCGTTTTCTAGGGACGGACGTCAGCTTAACAGCGTCGGGCCTTCCCCGGATTCTCTCTGATCGCGCACGGAATCAAATCCGTAATCGATGTTTGAGTTCTATCCGTTTATATTCTACTATTCTGTCGAGCTTCCGAGCTCTAGAGGATCTAGAGGGTTCGAAGGTTGATCTATCAACCATCATTTCTGACCCCTGGACCGGAGACGTAGCCGAGTTTGACTCGTTCGCCCTGAATGAATTCCGAGAATACGTTCTTGGATTTCAACCACCGCAAGGTGACGATGGGGGACTTGACTTACTGTTCGATACTGCGAAAGCAGGACCGAACCATCGGTTCGCTGTCTATGGTGCAGGTTTGGATGCCTTAGCATTTTCATGTCATCCTGACATGCAACGAGCTCTGAAAGATCTCGCTGATGCTGCTGGTAATACCCAGGTGTACGATTTAATACTCGCTACACAGACAGAAATGAAGCGTATCCCTACACTTTATCGTTCTTACTTTAAAGAACCTCGGGAATCAACTCTCGTCGGGGCTTCTGGATTTAAATATCCTAAGTCCTTTGAGAAGATTATTCCTGAGGACCTCTACTTAGGGCGTCTTGCCTTGAAGTATGAGGCTGCAGGGAAAGTGCGAATTTTTGCAATTGTAGACTATTGGACACAAGCTGTTCTTAAACCTATTCACGATGCACTTTTTGACCTCTTGAGAAATATCCCATGTGATGGGACTTTTAATCAAGGGGCCGCAGTCGAATCATTTACATCCAAATACTATGGATGGGAGATTTTCTCCTTTGATCTTACTGCTGCTACTGATACAATTCCAATGGTCTTGCATGAGCATCTACTTTCGTGCTTCGTCGGTACAGACATTTCCCGTCCTTGGACGGTACTAATGACCGAACGGCTCTTCAAACTCCCTAAATCGGCTGGAGAATCTATATATAAACGTTTTCCTAAAGGATTACGTTATACACGAGGACAACCTATGGGGGCACTTACATCTTGGGCAATACTGGCTCTGACGCACCACTGCTTACTGCAGTTGGCTGCGAAAAGGATCGGGAAATTCCCAACACCTGACTATCGAATCCTAGGTGATGACATTGTCATCGCCGGACGCGAATTAGCCGAGTCATATCGACTAGTTTGTTCCGACTACGGCCTTATTTTAAATAATAAAGGTTTCGAGTCTTTCCAAACTAAGTTTAACCCAGATGGTCCGTACCTGACCGAGTTCGCAAAGCAAACTCGCTTAGGTGATGTGGACATTTCTCCTGTATCTCTACCGGAGGAATTATCCATTTCTACGGTCTCTCAACGAGTTGAGATGATCCGTCGAAATATCGCTCGTGGGGTCATCGGACGTTATGACAATAATGCCGTTGTCCAGATTTTCCGCCAAAGTCTATGCGGTACCAAAGCTGCCAAAGAATTACTTCGAGCCTTAACTCGGGGACGGATTCCAGGACCATTTAGAGCGGTACTTTCTGTTCTTCTCTATCCTAGTTGGAAGGGCGTTGAGACTTACACCGAACGGCGTAATATCAACGACCCCCATTTCTTTTCAAAAGAAGCTCCTTTTGTTCCTTGGTTGTTAGCAACTTATGCTAACGGAATCTTGGAGAATCAGCAAGCCCTACTCAATGGGAATGCGGTAGTACCCTACGATTCTGAACCGTATAAGCATCTGCTGAAGCAATTAGCATTGACTGTTCTCAGAGACTTTGTAAAATTAGTCGAACCGAAAACAGCAATAACTAAGTCCGCCAGCTTCGGATCACCACAGGAGTATTTCGACATTTTTGACGAATATACTACTGTGTTAAATGACCGACAGTACCCGGTATATTCCGAGGTACAGATTAGACTGCTTATGAAGTCTTTGATTTGGCAGAACTTTAATGAGCTGAATATGCAACTTAAAATCCGAAAGGATAATATTTCGCGTATTCGGGACCTTAACATGGCTATCCGACGTGACCATAGGTTGTCGGCTGGCCAAATTATGTTAAGATTATCGGAGATGCTCGAGATTATAACTCGAACCCCGGCTTCGCCGAGGTACGAATATTTTCTAAGACATCCGAATAATCCATTAAAGATTCTCGAGGACCTGCAGCGTAATCCCAGAAATGGGAAATACTTTGTAGGAGTCTCGGAATGGTATCATGACCCTGATATGTCTGATTTAGACACTATCCGTATTCCGGTTAATCCGTATTTACGTGATAGTACTGTATTAGACAGATTCAGAGCCCGAGCAGCGTATGTTACCTTAGATAGCATGATTTATAACCATGCTTTCAATATTGGTAATCTACCTGAATCGACTTCAACGCCAGAATCCCTTAAGGTATCTAGGGGAGAGTTGGAGATTGATCTCCGGATTCTCGGATCGCGTGATCCAAAGAACCTTCCTGGTGTTCTTAATATAAACCAGACCTTTCCTCCTGCTTCCCCAGCAGGTGGTTAAGGTAGAGTCCAAAGAAAGGGGGGTGCCGAAGAAATATCCGTATCAGTGCTACAATAAAGACTTCAGTAGGAGGGGCCCG